TTATGCTATTACCAATCTTTCACCAAAAGAAATTTCCAAATATGAAATTATTCCTTTGAGAAAAGTGGATTTAGCTAATAAACACTTAGAGGATATGACTGATGAGGAAAGAAAAGTATGCCTTATGGAAGACTCTATGAACAATCTTAATTATCAAGTTTGCATGAAAAATGATGAGTATGCTCTACCCTTTTGATATTTATATTAAAAGTGTTTGAAAGGTAGAAAATCTAAAAGTAAAACTTATGTTATAGGTGATATACATGGTGCTTATTTACCTTTGGAAGATTTGTTAACCAAAGGAAATATTAATAAAAAAGATGATAAAATAATCTTCATTGGGGATTTAGCTGATGGACTCCCTGATTTTGATAAATGCTTAGAACTGTTGTTATCTTTTGACAACTTTATACCCATCATAGGAAATCACGATTTTTTCCTTATGGAGTTTCTTAAATATGGAACAATAAATGAAGAATGGATTCCTTCAGGAGGAGTAAGCACTATTGAGAAATTAAATAATCCTCACATAATTTCCAATCTAAAGACATATTTTTCAAAAGCTGACTACTATCATGTACATGATAACAAAATCTTCTTACATGGAGGATTTAACCCTAAGAGAGCTATAGATTCCCAAAGAAGAAGAAAGTTTTCTTTGAATAGAAAACTTTACTCCCTTGCGAAGACTTATCATCAACAAAAAAGAAAAATTCCTGTATCATTTAAAGACACAGGAATTATTATCGATGAAATTTTTATCGGTCATTCCACAACAAGAAATTTTAAACCTGATTTTGTATCAAACCTTATTAATGTTGATACAGGTATAAAATGTGGTGGTAAATTGACTCTTATGGATGTTGATACAAAACAGTATATCCAAAGTAAAAATACTGAATATTATTATAAAAAATAATTCAATATTCTAAAACATTAAGATATTTATTAGTAAAAATATTATGAAGATTACACTAAGAGAACTCAGACAAATTGTAAAAACAGTTATTAAAGAAGAGAAAAAAAGTATTAAACAGGAAAATGTAATTAATGCTGTTAATGCAAAATTACAAGGAATCGCTGCAGGTTTAGGTGCACGTCTTAGGACTGACAAAAATAATGCTCAAATCCAAAAATATGCAACACAGGTACTTACAAGGTATAGTAATGTTTCAACAGCATTAAATAGTGGATTGATTGAAGTTACTAAATTTAAACAAGCCATATCTGCTTTGCAAACTAATGGTGCTCCTGAATATAAAGCGCAAATTGATACATTACTTGCTACATCCGATGAATATTTAAATGCCATACAAACTATAAGAGCTGCAGGGATGAAATTTTATAGTTTAGTTGCAGGAATGCAAAGAAGCGCAAACTCTCAAGGTTTAGCTAATAAACAAGCTGCAACGGCTCAGACTACAACTCCTGCTGCAGGTACTACTCAGGCAAAATAACCCCCTTTGAAATAGTATTTCAAAGTCGATGCTCCCTCTTTCAAGGGAGCATTTCTTTTTTAGAATAATATTTTTAATTCATCATTATCTTTCAAAATTCCATCAGTGATAGAATATCTTATTTGAAGTCCAATAAGATTTTGAGATTCGCTAACATCCAATTGAACGTTTTCAATTTTTACATCTGTTAAGTATTTCTCAACAGTATTAATGATTTCTTGCCTCACTTGATTGTAAGTCATTTCATCCATAGGCATAAATAGAAACTGTTCAATATTTAAGCCGAAGTCAGGTTTGTAAAGTCTTTGGTTCTTTTGAGTGGTAATAAGGAATGCAATTTTGCTTTTCAATTCATCCTTATCATTTTGATTCATTTTCAAAAACTTTCCTGTCAAGTCCTCTTGATAAGGAAATGTTATACCTAAATTATTTATATCCGCCATATTTTAATTATTTATACCAAGGTTCACCGTTCTCTTGTTGCCAACATTCATTGTTTTCCATTTGCCAACATTCTTGGAATCTGTTACGAAACAAATCAACGAAACGCTGAGTTTCCTCATTGTTTTCTTTACCTAAAAGATTTTTAGTGTTCTTGCCATCACAGACAGCTCCACTACATTCATTTACATTATAGTATCCCATATTGTTCTTTTAATATAAATATAAATGTTCAAAAAAAAAGGGAGATAATTTCCATTATCTCCCAATATTTTTATGAGGAACAACCAAAACAGTCAAAAGGAGAATCTTTAGGCTTCGTTGGAACTATTGTTGGAGCTTCAGTCTTTTCATATTTTGAAATATCCAAAGCAAGATGTTTTGCCCCTGTTGAAATCGCTTTTGTTCTAAGGTAATAACATAAGGTCTTCAATCCTTTTTGCCATCCATGAAAATGAGCTGAAGTTATTTTTGATAAAGTCGGATTTGACATATAGATATTCATCGATTGAGATTGGTCAATAAATGGAGCTCTATCTGCAGCCATATCAATAAGCTCCCTTTGAGAGATTTCCCATATCGTCTTATACTTTTTAATCAAATGTTCAATCCTTTTTACCTTTGAATCATACTTTTTATCTTCAGGGTCTAAATAGCTATTGAAATTAATATTTTGAATTGAACCTTCATTCATAATAATATCATTTTTCAACTCTTCACTCCAAATGCCAATCTTTTCAAAGTCTGATATCAAGTATTTATTTACTATCAAAATTTCACCTCCAACAACCCTTCTGTTGAAGATAGCCGAATGAGCAGGTTCAGTCATTTCATAAGAACCTGTGATTTTTGCAGAACTATTATGGCTAACACATCCATTTTCTGTAACATAGTGATGAACATCTTCAACTTCAATGTCCCATACAGGTTGTGTCTCTTCTAATTTAGTGATTTTTCTAATTTTCATAATTTATATTGTTTTGAATTAAAAAATTTTTTAATTTTTGTTGATTATAATCGTATCCATCCTCTTCCCATAAAATTAAAACGTTAAATCCATTTTCTTTTGCAGTATTTATTTTATTTTTATCTTTTTCAATAGCTTTTTTTGCATCAATTTTTTTATTAGAGAAATTCTTAATACAATCTTCTATAGAGTATTTTTCCCAATTTGGATGCCATGCTTTACCATTGTATTCTACAATTATTTTTTTACTTTTTATTGTAAAATCATAAAAATAAATATTGTTTACAGTTTTTATAAAAAATTCTTTAACGCCTTCAATCCCTAAGAATATATCATCTTTATCGAAAATATTATTATCAATTAAAAAAGTATAAAGAGGCTGTAGTATTTTTAAACTTGCTTTACTCGCTTTTAAAAATTTTACCTTTAGATTTTTTTGAGTTTCAATATAATTAAAAAGTGCTTCATCAAAATTATTGTATTTAGTAAGAAAAAAGTTTAAAGACTTGTTATCAGAAGTTTTACATTTTTCTTTATATTTGATTAGTCCTTTGTCACCATATTTTTTAATAAAAAATTCTAAACTGCTGCTATCTTTTCTTTTATTATTTTTTTTATATTCTTCTGTTGCAATTTCGAGGTCATTATATTTTGATAAATAGTAATTCAAACTACTGCCATCTTTTTGCTTCTTTATTTCATTCCATATAATATTACCTTGTATTTCTCCATGTTTTTTTATTAGGAAATCTAAATTAACAGTAGTTTTTTCTATTCTCTCTTTAAATATTTTTTCTGCAAGAGTAATATCCCCATTAGATTTTTTTAATGCCCAAGATTTTGATGAAGAATCTTTACTTGTGTATTTTATCCATTTTTCTTCCCATTGTTCACCATATCTCTTCTTAAAATTACTAATAGTATTTTTACTTTTTTCTACATACTCATTATACTTTTCAACACCTTTAATTTCTCCATATTTTTTTATAAAATTATCAATGGTGGTTGATTTTTTATTTTTATATTCTTCTATTTTTATTTTTGCCTCACTTTCACTAAATCCTTGACTCAAATAATAATTTATATCATAATATTTTGAAAATTTATTTTGTTGTTGAGAGAATTTTTCTAATCCTATTTTTTCCCCATACATTAATGTTAAGAATGTCTTACTATTTGAGTCATTTGGGTTAGTTAATTTGTAGCTTATAAATGAATTTAATCTATCAATATCTATAAAATTTTTGTTGTTTGATAAGTATTTTGAAATACTTCTAATACTTTTTTTGTGGCTAACGAAAATATTAATTAAACTTTCAGGAGTTAATGTATTATCATTAATTTCGAAAATTTTAAAAATTTCATAAACATCGCCATTAATATCTATAGATTCATCTTCTAAGCTTATAAAAAAATTAACTAACCCATTAACTGTTTTAATGTTACAATTATTAAATGATAAATTACTCATACTTTTTATATATAAATATTCTCATTTAAAAAAATATAACACGCAAATGGCAGACCTTATTCATTAATGTTTATAATGTCATCATTTTCTAATAAATCTTTCACTTTCACCCAAACTTTTTCACCATCACGATTCACTAAAAATTTATGTTCAGAGCTACATTTGAAATGTGTACCATCTTCCATTTCAATGTCAAAAATTTCTGCATGACCATTATAGTAAATTTTATTTGAAGCAGAATATCCATCAATAGTTTTAACATTAATAGGATTTTTGAAATCAAACCAAATTCCACCTTCTTTATTACTTTCAATAGAATCTACATCTATATCATTCATTTCACAAATTTCTCTGAAAGACATAATTCCATTTTCAGTTATGATTTTGGTATCAGAAGTTTGACAAGCTACAGGCATTTGTGCAGTAGTCAAAGAATTGCAAACTCCATAAGTAACAACATCATTTCTTAAAGAATTCCAATCCCATTTCCCTGATAAATCTGATTCATTTAACTCCCACATATCCCATTGGAATATACCTTTTGATATTGGAGAACCTTCAAAATATTCATAAGGCTTATAAATATTATTCTTACAAAGTTCCATACTTTCAGTGATAGCAGCATGATAAATTGTTTCAAATATTTCCTTATTCAAAGTCTTTGCTTCATTTGAAGTAAACTCATAGTCCATTAGATAAAATACATCTGCCAAACCTTGAGTTCCTATTGCAATAGCTCTTTGACTCAATCCACCTCTTTCACCTTTTTTTGTAGAATAATTATTGATATCAATAACCTTATTAATAGCTCTAATTACCTTTCTCACTTCAGAATGCAATAATTCAAAATTGAATTTTCCATCCATAATGAAGTTTTTCAAAATCATTGATGAAAGACTGCATATTGCAGTAAAGTTAGATTCGTCACTATATTGCACAATTTCTGCACAAAGGTTTGATTGTCTGATAGTTCCAATATTTTTTTGATTACTTTTCTTGTTTACATTATCCTTTGATAAAAGATAAGGAACACCTGTTTCGATTTGGGATTCAATGATTTTATTCCAAACCTCTTGAGCTTTCACTTGTTTCCCAAGACCTAATTCAATTGCCTTTTGATAATTGGCTTCATATTCCAAACCATAACAATCTTGAAGAGGTTTGATACCTGCTTTAACAACATCATTAGGACAAAATAGATACCAATCAGAGTCTTCTTTTACAGCTCTCATGAAATTATCAGGAATCCAAATGGCAGTGAAAAGGTCTCTTGCTCTGAGTTCTTCTGCACCTGTATTCTTTTTGATGTTCAAGAGGTCAAAGATATCTTTGTGCCAAGGTTCGATGTAGATTGCAGCCGAGCCTGGCCTCCTTCCCTGTTGATTAAAAAATCTCAACGATTCATTAACAATTTTAAGATATTTTAACAACCCTCCTGCAAATCCTCCTGAAGAACTCAATCTACTTTCTTTGCTTCTAATATTTGACATACAAAGACCAATACCTGCAGCATCCGCAGAATAAGTTGAAATATCTCTCATTGTATCCAATAAACCTTCTCTTGAATCCCCATCATTAAAATGAAGAACACATGATGCTAATTGAGGAATTTTTGTTCCTGAATTAATCATAATAGGAGTTGCAGGTGAAATCAATTGAACCGATAATGATTTATAGTACTCAATAGCCTCTTCAAAGGAATTTGTAATCCATAAGGCAACTCTCATGTACATATGCTGAGGTCTTTCTACTGTAGTGCCATCAGGCATCTTTAGAAGATACATTTCAAACAAAGACCTCCAAGCAAAAAAGTCAAAGTTGTAATCGTTATTACTATTGATTGCATTATCAATATTTTCTTTACCATAACGTTTGATAATATTTATCATATCATCATTAATAACACCTGTTTTATTTAAGTCTTCCATAGTATCACAGAAACTTTCTTTTGTTTCTTTGTGATAAGAAGAAATTGAAACTACTGCAGCCAATCTTGAGTAGTCATAATGACTTCCTGTATAAGATGCAGCAATTTCTGCTATCAAATTATCAATTTGTTTAGAAGTAATTACACCTTCTGTAGGAACTGAAGTAATTACTTTAATAAAAATCTCATCAGAATTAACACTTAATCCTTTTGCAGCCTTCTTAATCCTATTGTGGATTTTAGTTGGATTAAAGGCTGTGATTTCTCCGTTTCTTTTTTGAATTTTTAATGACATAAGTTTTTATTTAAAAGTCTTCAGTAAATGTTAATGATTCGTTCAATTTTGCTTTTTGATACTCTGTAGTTCTTGATTCAAAGAAATTACCTTTAGTTTCTACTGCAATCTGTTCCATAAATTTGAATGGCTGTTCTACGTTAAAATGTTTTTTACATCCAAGTTTAACCAACAATCCATCTACAACAAACTCTAAATATTGTTTCATAAGATTGCAATTCATTCCAATCAAAGAAACAGGTAATGATTCTGTAATGAATTCTTTTTCTATTTCTAAAGCAGATAATAAGATTTCTTTGATTCTTTTCTCACTTGGCTTGTTTTCGATGTGATTATTCAAAAGATGAATAGCGAAATCACAGTGAAGATTTTCATCTTTGAAAATCAATGAATTAGCTAAAGAAAGTCCTGACATCAATCCTCTTGATTTCAACCAAAAGATTGAACAGAAAGAACCTGAGAAAAATATCCCTTCAACTGCAGCAAAAGCAATCAATCTTTCTTGGAAAGAGGCATTTTGAATCCAATCTAAAGCCCATTTAGCTTTCTTTTCAACAGCAGGTAATCTTTCAATCGCATTGAAGCAATCATCTTTTTCTTCTGAATTTTTGATATAGGTATCAATAAGTAAGCTATATGTTTCAGAGTGTATATCTTCCATTGCAATTTGCATTGAATAGAAAGACCTTGCTTCAGAATATTGAACTTCATTATAAAAATTCAATGCTAAGTTTTCATTTACAATTCCATCACTTGCTGCGAAGAATGATAATACATTTTTTATGAAGAATTTTTCGTTTTCAGACAGTTTCTCCCAATCACGGATATCATTAGTCAAATCTAATTCTTTTGTTGTCCAAAATGCATTCAAATGAAGTTCTCTAAAATTCCAAATGTCTTGGTGTACAATAGGAAATAATACAAATCGGTTTTTGCTTTCTGTTAAAATTTTCTCTTCCATGTTATTAATTTAGATTAAAAAGATTTCCATAGGGAAATGGAAATCTTCGGTTAAATTTTGAATTGTGTTTTTATAAATATAGAAAGAATTTTCAAAAAAGGGGATAAAAAAATTATTTAACTATTCATAAGAATTTGAATAAGATACAAGCGTATCATTTACAGTTTTTTCAGTCAAAAATTCTTCTTTGTTAAATTCTATTAACATATTACCATTATCAAATATACAATCTTCATATAGAATTCCTGCTCTTCCCATACGATTTTTTAGAATTGTAACATTTGCTTTATTTTGTGATTGTTGTTCCAAATCTCTTGCAAAAGACATAACAAAATGTGCTACTTTATACTTTCCAAAGTCACCGCCCATTTGTTCACCTGTAACTATTTTTGTATTCAAAGAACCTTTTGTTCCTTGAGTGAAGACCCAACATGCAAAATTCAATTCTTCTTTTCCGCAAAGTTTTTCTAAATCCCTTGCAATTTCAGTTTGACCTTCCCATTGTTTTTCATAATGCCTTTTAGATTTAATACAATCTATATAGTCAATAAGAACTAAGTCAAATTTTATCTTTTTCAATTCGCCTGTATCAGGGAAATAAACCCCTTGTTCCATTGCTCTCTTATATACCTTTTTAATGTCTTCTACAGTTGTTTCTGTTGAATCCATTGATAATGGTACTAAACACCCTCCGCTATTTCTTATTTTCTCTAACTTAGAATCTGTTTCTTTCATAACAGTTTTTCTGTTCTTTTTGTTAGAAGAAAAATTGATAGGTTTTCCAATTAACTTGGAAATATGCTTCATTTTGATTTGTTCAACAGTATCTTCAAAGAATATCTGAAGAACATTATAGCCAAATTTTGCACCGTTATTTGCAGTATGTGTGGCAAACGTGGTATTATGAGTTAAAATGAAATCATCTGTAACATAAAGACTATCTTCATTGGAAACTTTTATACAATAACACTCTTCTACACCTTCTAAAGATACTTCTTTAATATATTTACTTTTACTATATAAATTTCTTGGTTTAATTCTTTCTTGTTTTCTTTGAATATAAGATAATTTTATATCATCATTAAAGGTAAACGCAATATTATAAGAAATTTTGCCATCTTTTTTTTGACCTTTATAAGTATATTTTTTATTTCTTGCTCTTATTTTACCACAATGTCCACCTAACGATTTAATTAAATCTCTTATATTATTTATAAGGTTTATTGAAACTGAAGAATATTGAATACACCCACCTTTTCCAACATATCCATCAGAATCTATTAATCCTCTTAATAATTCTAACCTATCTTCAATAGAAGTAAACATATAACTATCAGGTATAAATTTAGTATCAGATTTTTTACCTAATAAACCTAATTCTCTTAAACAAGTTTTTATAGGATTTGCATATCCTTTTATACAAATGACTCTATAATCATATCTATCTTTATAATTTAAAGAACATCCTTTATTTAATTTTGAAGAAAATTCTTTTATAACTTCATCTTCATTACAAGAAAGAGTTA